AGCACCAGACGATTTCATTGTTGGTTATGATGAAGCAGCATTAAATGGGGAAAGACGTTGGACAGTATCGACCCTTGCAAATGTTGTAAGTGGGATTATAGCTCCATCTTTCGCAAACACATTCGGCGAATCGTATGGTCTTTTTAGAAAAAGTGATCCATCTATTGTTGCATGGACAAAGACAGCAGATTTTGCAGTATCTACAGGTGTTACACTATATGTTGAAGTTAACGGAGGGTATGTTCAAATCAATTCAGGAACCGTTGTTTCCATGCCATCCCCAACCGTTGGAACAGATTATGCTATCTGGGCAAAACCGGATGGAACTTTAGAGGCAACCTCAAACCATACATCCGGTCCCGTTGCTGGATCAAGAAAAGTTGGAGGATTTCACTATGCAGCAGGAAGCAATGCAACAGCCCAAGCTGGCGGTAACACGACACCTCAAATCAACCAATATTCTTTTTGGGATTTAAAGTTCCGCCCAAACTGCCCTGATCCAAGAGGCATGACACTTGTTTCCAATTCTTTTTGGGTCGATATTTATCTCTGTGGTGTTGATCACATTGTAAATGGAACCTCCAAATATAATGTTACTATTGCAGATGGTTCAGCACCTCCAAAAGTTCCTACTAAATTTGGCGGAAATGGGACTAATGTGTATGCAAGTGGAAACTGGTGGAATTTCATGGAAGTTCTTCAATCCCATGGTAAAAGAGGTTTAACCTATTCCGAATTTGCAGCTGCTGCATATGGAACAACTGAGGCAACTAGTGCTGGAGGCACAGATACTCCCACTACAGGCGTCACAGGAACTGGTGCATCCTTGGGGTGGAATGTGTTTACCTCCAAATGGGGTGTTATTCAATCAACGGGTTGCTTTCATATTTTGGGTGATGAATTTGGTGGTGGTGCCGCAGCTGCAAGTTGGACAGCCAATACAGAAGGAAGAGGATCAACATATCAAATGGAAAATGTTGTAAATTTTAGTGGAGCATGGAATGATACTTCCGCTTCCGGTTCTCGTTGTTCTAGTTGGAGCGTTTCTCCCACTGTCTCCAACATCAGTTTTGGTGTACGAGGTGCCTGTGACCACCTGTCACTTGATTAAAGCGGCGAAAAGCCACTTTTAACGATGGCACCAATGAAGGCAATAAATCCATATTGCGATCAAATGCTTATTGTGAAAAAAAGAAACTTTGAATATAAATAAAAATATATGGCATCTACATTAGGAGACTTTACATTATCAGCAGTCGCAGCACCAGACGATTTCATTGTTGGTTATGATGAAGCAGCATTAAATGGGGAAAGACGTTGGACTGTTTCCACTATTGCAAATGCAGTGAGTGGAATCATTACTCCATCTTTCACGAATGTATTTGGTGAATCGTATGGTCTTTTTAGGAAAAGTGATCCATCTATTGCTGCATGGACAAAAACAGCAAACTTTAATGTATCTACTGGTGTTACACTATATGTTGAAGTTGATGGGAGATACGTTCAAATCAATTCCGGAACCATTGTAACAATGCCATCTCCAACCATTGGAACAGATTATGCTATCTGGGCGAAACCAGATGGAACACTTGAAGCAACCGCAAACCATACATCCGGTCCCGTTGCTGGATCTAGAAAAATTGGAGGGTTTCACTATGCTGCTGGTGGTAATGCAACAGCACAAGCTGGTGGTAATACCACACCTCAAATCAACGAATATTCTTTTTGGGATTTAAAGTTCCGTCCGAACTGTCCAGATCCAAGAGGCATGACACTTGTTGCTGACTCTTTTTGGGCGGATATATATCTTTGTGGTGTTGATCATACTGTAAATGGGACTTCCAAATATAATGTCACTATTGCAGACGGTGGAAACCCTCCCAAGATTCCTCTTAAATTTGGAGGAAATGGGACTACTGCATATGCAAACAGTAATTGGTGGAATTTAATGGAAGTTCTCAAATCCCATGGTAAAAGAGGATTTACTTATGCTGAATTTGCAGCAGCTGCATATGGGACAACCGAGGCGACTAGCTCTGGAGGAACGGATGTTCCCACTACAGGTGTCACAGGAACCGGAGCAACCTCACCTTGGAATGTATTCACTTCCAAATGGGGTGTTATTCAATCAACAGGATGTATGTCAATTTGGGGCGATGAATTCGGTGGTGGTAATGCAGGTGCAAGTTGGACAGCAAACACACAAGGAAGAGGATCAACATATCAAATGGAAAATACTGTATTTTTTGGTGGCGACTTTACTGATTCTTCCGCTTCCGGTTCTCGTTGTTCTACTTGGTTCGAATCTCCATCTTACTCCAGCACCATCGTTGATGGTGTGCGCGGTGCCTGTGACCACCTATCGCTTGATTAAAGTTGGCGAATTCCGCTATTAATAATTTGAAAAAAAGACTAAATAATTTTAATTATGAAATCAATTAAATCGGTAATCATTAATACAAGAGAAGATCTGGATTCTATTTCCGGAACAGAAAAACACGCAGAGTTCATGCAAATCCTAAAAGGCTCCATGACAAGAAAAGAGGATACTCAAGTCTATCCCGAAGGATACGGAAAGCCAGATTATAAAGGTGAAACATTGGAACCAATCTGGAAAGATGTTGAAGACCTTTCCACAATCGAAAGATTTGGTTTCAAAAAAGAAGATTTCGCTTCTTGATAGAATTTCCACACCAAAGCCTTAAATAATCTTAAGGCGAAATGCAACAAAACGAATCAACAGAAAAGTTTGTTCAATTTTGGAACGATCAGGCACTAGATACTCACCATGATATCATAATCAGTGTTGATTATTCCTTATACAACATAGATGATACTCCGAGTTGTGGATTTTGCATAGCTCTTTTTGAAAGCATCAATGACAAGCCAAGAGGTGGGGGAATTAGATATAGCCTTGCCTATACTCCAAGTGAATCAAGAGAATGTAATGAACCCACATTAAAGGGTCTGGAAGCGGCTGTATATGGAATTGGTTTTGATATAAATGGAATATTTGCAAAAAGAACACCTTATGTCCAAGGTGTGGAACACACAACTGCAAATTCCATTTGTCTTAGAGACGGTATAAGAAACGATTATAAAGTTCTTAAACAAACAGAAAATCTACAATATTCAAAAGATTTCACAATATCCCAACAATTAACTTCCACAGGAGAAGAAGTTGTTTATAAACAAGCAAGAGTTGTTTTTTCTAAGTGCATGAGCCATTTAAGGGTTCAAGTCAAAAAAGACAACCAAAAGGAATTCACAACAGTATTGGAAACAAACCTTCCAATATATGATAAAAAATCAGTCAAGGTTGGATTGTTCTATACTTCCTTAGATCAGCACAGTAGATTCAATGTAAAGCAATTCAACGTTGCAGGATTTCCCGCAAAGAAAGAAGAAAAAATAAACACAGTCTGTGTCCAAGATATAAACACAGAAGCAAATTTAAAAGGAAATAGACTTCCATCCAATGGAAAATGGATCGCATCCTCCCAAGAAAAGGGATTCAATATATACAAATACAATGGAAAAGATTTTGTAAAAAGCCAACAATTTAGAAGCACAAATCCTTTAAAAATATTGAATTACCATGAGAATTTAATATTTGCAAAATCCGAAAACAAAGTAATTGTTTATGAATTTCTTGGAAATAAGACAATAAGACAGAATACAATTTCTCTTCCATTAAGTGGTGATGAGGTTACTTCCTGTGCAGGATATGGGGATACTCTTGTTATTGCATCGTCTTCTACTGGAGAAAACCATCACGTTTATAATTACGTTACGGAATCAAGTGTTCTTTCCACAATTGGAACTTGGAGATTTTATCAAACATTTAATTCCACAGTGACAGGACTTGGAACGAATATTGAGATGAGTGAGAACTATCTTCTCTCTTATTCCACAGATGATAAAATAGTTTCTTTCAAAAAAGATCCAGACTTCGGATACCAATACCACCAAACTATAAATCCACCTTATAGTGGTGCAAAGGGATTTGGATATTCCATGAGTATCCAGAACGACAATGAAATGATTGTTGGTGCTCCATTTGGGGAGAAGAGATATATCTACGGAAATAATCAAGGAGAGGCTTTCCATTATGTACTATCTCCTGTCAGTAAAGAGTGGATTCTTATTTCTGAAATGGGACAATACTTCAACATGGACACATTGTCCGGTGCATTTGGATATTCTGTTAAAATTTCTGGAAAACGCGCTGCAATATCCGCACCATTTGAAACATTTTATTTGGACGATTATCCTTTACTGGAAGTGGCAAACCAAGGTAAAGTTTATTTGCTGGAAAAAGATCAATTTGGATATTTCACAAATAGAACAATCTATTACCCCACTTCTGTTTCTCTACTGGATGGAGAAAGAAATTATGGAACACAACTCAACATCTTTGGGGATATTCTTGCAGTGGGTGTTCCATTTTCCGAAAGTGTAGAGAATGATTTTATAGAAATTTATAATCTATATTGCCCACCATTGTCCGCTCCATTGTTGAGACCAACACCGACTGCAACTGCGACTCCAACGCCGACTCCAACACTAACCCCCACTGGAACAAACACACCAACACCAACTCCGACTCTAACTCCCACCGAAACAACAACACCGACAGTTACTCCAACTGTGACACCGACCCAGACAAATATGGGTCTAGGAATAGTGACATTGATTAACGGAGTTCAAATAACTGAAATAGATGGAGAAGATATATATCCATTGAAAGGAATTGTGACATTTGAGGATTATCAAGTCCAAGGATTCGATGGAGAAAATATGAATCCTTTTTGATTTTTCTTTTTGAAAAAGTGAATGCTCGAATATAAATAAAAGTATATGGCCGTCGATTTCAGTGATTTTTCACCATCATCAACAATACCAACATCAGCTTATTTCGTCGGATACGAAAAAAACGAATCCGGTGGAGAAAGAAAATGGACCTATGGGACACTCAGAAGTACATTAAGTTCCCAAATAGCTTCCGGTTCATTATATCCAACTGGTGGAGGTAATGATAAAATTTTCTGGGAAAATTCCCAAAACGTAACAACCAACTATACAATCACAAACGGAAAGAATGCCATGACCGCTGGACCAGTAACAATTGATGCTGGGGTATCTGTAACAATTCCAGCAGGATCAGTGTGGACTGTATTATAGAGGAGAACGATTTATGCCAATTACACTAAACGGAACAACAGGAATTTCAACACCAAATTTAGATTCTGCTGGAACAGTAACCACAACGAATTTGGTGAATGGAACGCCATTAGCTTTTAGAAACAAAATCATCAATGGTAATTTTGATATTTGGCAAAGAGGAACAACACTAACAGTTTCTAATAATGGAAGTTTTGCAGGATTTTATATTGCTGATAGATGGGGATTTTCTCCTAATGTTAATAGCACTGTTACTGTTAGTAGACAAGATTTTGATATTTTTCAAACAACTGTTCCTAATAATCCAAGACACTTTTTAAGATTTCAAAAAACTGTTGGTAGTGCCCCGGCTCCTGCTCTTTATCAAAGAATGGAAAATGTTAGACTTCTAGCTGGAAAAACCATAACATTAAGTTTTTGGGCCAAAGCTGCAGCACCGTTAACTATAAGTACTGACGGTACATATTGGTACGGTAACCCTGGCGGGTCTCCGCAAACTACTGTAACCGGACAAACACATAATATAACTACAACTTGGACTAAATATACTACAACTATTACTTTACCGGTTATTGCAAGTGGTTTATCAGTAATTGAAGAAAATAATTTTTTCCAGATAGTATTTAACTTTCAAACCTCTTCGACTTTTACTTTCGATATAGCACAAGTCCAACTTGAAGAAGGATCAGTAGCAACTCCTTTTGAATTAAGACCAATTGGAACTGAATTAGCTTTGTGTCAGAGGTATTATGAGAAACTTTCTGGCCCAATTCAAGATAATGGATCATCAACAACCGCAGTAATGACTTGGCAATTCAAAGAAAGAAAAAGAGCGATCCCAACTTGTGTTAATACAGATATATCATATCAAACATTAGTAAGGGCTACGCTGGATAATGTAGCTTGGAGTGGAAGTGGCGTGGTTGCGATTGGCAATGATTCTACAGCATCAGCAGAACTTTAATATATGAACTACAAACTCATCTACGATTCGACGACGATTCTGCGACTCACGGATAACGCATTTATCCCTGCTGATCCTGCAAATACGGATTACCAAGCATACTTAACTTGGCTTGGAGAAGGCAATACTCCAGAACCTTATGTTCCTCCTGCTCCTACTTGGGAAGAAATTAGATCAAAAAGAGATGGATTGTTAAAAGACTCTGATTGGTCTGTTGCTTCTGATGCAAATCCAAAACCATCCAAACAATCTTGGCTTGATTACCGTCAATCACTCCGAGACATTCCACAAACATTTTCTTCACCAGAATCGGTTGTATTTCCAAACAAACCAGAATAAATAATAACACATGGCAACATCACTTACATTACAAAATGATCCAATTTCACCGCAAGGTTATTTGAAGGTCAATGGGACTACTGCTGCTACTTTGACTGAAACTGGTATTGCGACACCTCAAGCAACTATTGGATCTATCGATGGTATTTTAAAAGCAACCAATGGTCTTGTATCTGATTCGGGTGGTTTTATATTTGTTCCTTTAAATGACCCAACTGATCCCTCCAACAATAATTCAAACGCAGCAGGATTGAATGTAATCACGTTCGCTGCTACTGGAAATACGACAGCAACTCCATATACTGGAGCGACTCAAACAGCAAACTTAGCCTCTATTGTTCCAGATAATGCTTATATGGTTTTAATTAGGTTATTGACCAACAACAATACAAACGAATCAAATAACTTAGTTTCGGATATTAATGTGTACATTAGAAAAAACTCCTCGGACTCTTGGAGGGTGGGAATTAATGCTGAAACGCCCTCCACCACCATCGAAGCCAATGCAGTGGATACATTTCCCTTAATCTTTGATAGGGCAACTAAAACGTTTCAAGCTTATTTACATCATACTAAACAAACAGGTGTTACTTTTTCTTCTGCTCCTTCGTATTATATGTCATTTGACGTTCTAGGATACTACATAAAATGAAAACTTACTACGATTTAAACGAATATCACATTAAACTAGGAAAAAGAATTTTTCCCAAAAAAGAAGATCATTGGGATTATATTCAATTCCTTCAAGAACTTGAAAGAGGAGAAGCAGAACTTATTCCATATGTTGTCTCTTGGAACGAAATTAGAGCAAAAAGAGATGCTTTCTTAACAGCTTCTGATTGGGCAGCTTTTCCTGATGCTACTCCAAAGCCTTCTAAAGAAGCATGGATTGCATATCGTCAAGCACTCAGAGACATTCCACAAACATTTTCTTCACCAGAAGAAGTGGTTTTTCCTAGCAAACCAGAATAAATAATAACATATGCCAACAACAATAGACTCCGCAGGAATTATTTTTAATGATGCAAGTACAATAACAAGTGCAAATACTTTTATTGCAAAACCAGCATCTCCAAGCAATGGACAAGTCTTGGGTTATAATGGGTCTACTTGGACTGGTACAAGTTTAAGTGCTTCTCCAATGGTTGCAAAAGCTTATGTGGACTTTTGGGTAGCTGATCTTGCTAATCCGATTCAAGCTTATAATATTTCAAGTATTACAGACATTGGTTCAATATCTCAATCTAGCACTACTGGGATAGGGTTACAAATTAATTTTACAACCCCAATGCCAACCACAAAATATAGCGTTTTTACTGGAGATTATAACGCCTATTGTACTCTTGCAGCTGATACCGGCACAGTTTATAACCAACCAGACGCTTCACAAACTGTAAATAGCTTTATTTTATTTAATGCTGGTTCAGGAAGAACAAGAGCACGTTATAGAGCAATAGTATTTCACAAACCATAATATGCAAAACAACAAAAAGATAATTTATAAGTTTGGTATTAACGGAGTGGCTGTAGTTTATCCTAGTCCTACATGGAAAAGTTCTTTGGAGGAATTAGCAACAAAAGACGTACCTACAAATACTCCATACAAAATCGTAGACTCTCAAGCGCTGCCACAGGATTATAATTTCAGAACAGCATGGATATGGAACGATACAACGGGTATTGAAATTTGCATCGTAAAAGCAAAAGATATCTGGTTAGAACACTATAGAAGAGCAAGAACTCCTCTTATCGAAAAGCTCGATATAGACTTCATGAGAGCAGTAGAATCTAGCAACACGACTCTTCAAAAAGAAATCGCTGCTAAAAAGCAAGCTCTTCGAGACGTAACTAAAACAGAACTTCCTAATACTTTGGATGGTATTAAAGCCACTTGGCCTGAGATTCTTGGGGAAAAGCCTTTCTAAATTACAATAGCATTGCCACTAAATAATTAATATTATGGCATTGGATTGTACCACTTCTCTACCCGTCTCTTCTTTTTTCAGTAGCAACCTCAATAGCATCATGGATAGCTATGAGAGGGTAGGTCAAAGGATATGTAGAAGCCTTGGTGCTCCAATGATTAATTTGGAAGTTCACGAAGATCAACTTAATGAATTTATTTCGATTGCATCGGAAATGTTTACAAGATTTGCAGGTTATACTAGGGAATATCTTGTATTTGATAGTGACTTATACGAAAAAGATAAAGGAATTCGACTTGATGTATTGTTCTCCCTTTCCAGAGATTTTAATGCAAGACTTGAAATTGAAAACCCAAACAAGGATATTCAAAGAGCATATACAATTGGCAAGATGGTAATTGGTGATCCAAATTCTCCTTGGATATATCAAGTGGCGAAACAAAACAGTGTGGGAAAACCAGTTCTTGATCTTCTTAATTCCTATGACTACATGATGGACAGTTATAGAAAAGTTATTTCTGTAACAGATTTCGAAGAAGGATCTTCCACGGGTGTTAATACACTTTTTACTATT